TTAATCTGCTGATGAAATCATATGTATCACCGCAAATGGTTCGAAATAAATGACATAATTATCAACAACAGCGTATACACCGTATTTAGCATGGTAACACTGCATAGCCTCTTTTAAATATTCCTCCGTAGCATCCAGATATTCAGCCATCTCATAAAGATTCCCACATCCTACTTCATAAGCCCTGATCAGGCCGGCAAGCCCAATCTTTAGATTGTACCCATAAAGCCGAGCTCGATACTCCTGCTTTCGGCTTTCTGCCTTATTCTGGTCTAAAATGTTTCCGGAGCTGGTGCGATAATGCCCGATTTCTTCGGCAAGCACACAAGATTTTTCTGCTTGTGTTTCTATATCCTTTCGGATTGCTATCCGACTGCCGCGGATCAGGCCGTCATGCCCAGTAAGTGGCTGCTCTTTGACAAGCAATCCTTCCTGATCGGCAGCAGTCAGTAATTGTTCGTAATTCAACTGGGATCACCCCTTTAGCAGTTAAAATAAAACGGTTCTCTTTAAGCTGTTTGTTTGTAGTCAACAACTGCAATTTCAGTCAGCATACCTTTAACTTTTTGAATAATTTCTTCGATTCGTTCAAGTGTTTCACCATTTAAGTATTCTTCCCCACATTGAGAACACTTTTCACAAGGAACATTCTTGATAATGATATAGCATCCCTGATAATCAGTCATGTAAGTTGTTGTAGAAGATTCAATATTACCTTTGCAGTAAAAACAAGTCATTATGCATTCTCCTTTCTGGTTTTGAAATCAGATTCCCATTTATCAAAACTGGGGAAATAAGCTGTTATAAGGAACAAATCCGATTCGTGATTTCCGATGACTACATGAAGATATTTATCTTCGATGCTCATCCCCAGAATTAAACAACTGGGGTAAGGATAATCATCTGGATATTGTTCGATGATTTCTCCATTCATAATACAGGCTATTACATCTTTTAAGAATATCCTACGCTGTTCCAGCCTTTTAGCTGCGTGGAGTGTAATACGAATGTTTTTAGGTATACATAGTTTACGCAATTCCAATATATCTAATGTCATATCATTCCTCCCATTTTGAATCATCATTCATAATATCCAGATCATGCTGAACACCCTCAGGAGTCTGTTCTACATCCGTCCGGGCATGAGCTGCAAGAAGATCTTCTTCCATCTGCTGGGTGGAGAGAAGGTTCTTTGAATAAGTGAGTACCTTTCTTTGGTTGTGAGAAGATAGTTGTTCATATATAATGTCGAGCTCACGCGTCTTTGAATACTTTCCTACAGTTTCCGGAAGCATTGTGGTTTGATTTGTACGTCCCAATAGAAAATCGGTATCTACATTAAAATAATCTGCAATTTTTTCAAGTGTTTCAAAATCGGGTTCTCTGGCACCTGTTTCGTACATGCCTATTGTGCTTCGAGAAATGCCTAGTTTTTCAGCAATTGCGTTCTGAGTTAAATTAGATGAAGTACGTAACTTTCGGAAGATATTTTGAAAGTTCCCCATGATGTACCTCCTTGTAGTTGATAAATTAATGTTATCACAAAACGTGATAAAAGTAAATACAAAAATGTCACGAAAAGTGATTGACAGAAGACACGGTTGGTGATATATTACAGTTAGTCACAAAACGTGACAGAGAGGAGTGAGAAAAATGATTCCATATGGAAAAAGATTGATAGAATTAAGAGGAGAAAAAAGCCAGGAAGAAGCAGCGAAGGATATTGGAATTGCTACGTCTACACTTGGAATGTATGAAACAGAGCGGAGAATTCCTAGAGATTCTATTAAAATCGCAATAGCAAATTATTATGGAAAATCTGTACAAGAAATTTTTTTTACTCCTTAATGTCACGAAAAAGGACAAAATAATTTGGATATCCAGAAAGAAAAGAGGTGAGAGAAGGATACCAACCATTGATACAGTTATAAAAAAAAGAAGCATCGAAGACTTTGAAATATTTCCTGCAAAGTACATTGAAAAGGTAATGGCAGAAAATGCTCTTTTGGAAAGAGCTGTCAATTTGATTCTTCAGAATGAAAAGGCAGAAAAAACTCTTGTTGAAAAAATTCTGGAGAGTGCTGGAACTGAATGCTTCACAAAATTTGACGATGGTACATATGCATGGAAAGGATTATGAAAGCGAGTGTGCCGCAAACACACTCGCCCCAAATCAAAGCGTTGCTTCCTGATATAAAGAACAACCACGCTTGCCATCGCAATACGGACAATCGTTCTTAAAAGAACAGTCAAAATTTTTCCGTTTGTATCCAGAAGCCAAAGATTTTGAAACTGGTACTTTGAAAAACTCTATCAAAATAGTTCTGTTCTCGCAGGAATACGGACAATATCCGGTATGTGACGCGATAATAGTATTAAACCTTTCACGTTCCTCCTTTCTGTAAAGTCAGGCACTACAATGCCTGTAATATCAGAATAGGAGAAAAACAAACAAAAGTCAATGATTGGATATCTAGAAAGAAAAGAGGTGAGAGAAGTGTCAAGTAATCCAGTTATGGAAGCAGCATGGTTTCCAAAATGGGAAAAACAAACCGAACCAGAATATAAAGATACATTATCGGACGCAATGTTCTTTGAACCTGAGTGGACAAAGAAAATAAAACAATGCGAAGCATTTCTTGATTTTATTAAAGAAATGGAAGGGAAGGACCTGGCTCCTTATCTTTCAGGCGTCTCTATATCGGTAGGAGATGCAGAGACACCTGCTTTGACTGTTAAGTTAGAGATTCCGCTGCAGACTCGCCTTTTGAAGTCAGATCATACTCATACTTCAAAGAAAGCGTAGAATCGAAAAAGTTATCAGAAATAGGCTTAATATAACCTTCGCCGGCTAATGAACGGAGAGCATTGATATACACGGCTAATTCAGAACTTTTCATCAAAAATGCGTTTCTGTGTGTGCCGTTTTCGGAGAGGTTTTTATAAGCCGATTTCAAGATATCTTTTTCATTTTTGGAAAAACGATACATGATATGATTTTCCTCCTTTCTGTATGTACTCGGGTATGCCAGTACCCTGTAATACAAGAATAGGAGAGAAACAAAGAGAAGTCAACAAAGGCCGTTCGACAAACTGCTTAAATTTTTATAAACAGTAACCCATATATATCATTTCCCATACCATAAAGAAGAGGTGAGGAAGATGTCAGAATTAAAACTGGTAACAAGAAATATCCGTATTAATGGAATTCAGCACAAAGCCAGTGATATGTCAGAAGAAGAAATCAAATGCCTGCTCATCCAGAGGCAGGATGAACTTCTTCTGAATATGAACTACGAAAGAAAAGCCGCCGGTTAAGGCGGCAGAAAGGACAAGCATTATGAAACAGTACATAATCATAGCCATCTGCATACTTGCAGGGAAATATGTGGACATCCCGATCTGGTTTAATATCCTCTTTGGGATATCCGCATACTGGGCGGTAGATCAGCTTAGAAGAGTTCAGGAGGAAGAAACATGTTCAGAGACAAAATAAGAGAGATTCTGGAGCTTGTACTCAAAGCTGAAGAAAAGAATATTTATGTGGCATACAACTATGACACAAACACAAAAACATTAACGATCATAACAAAAACAAAAATATTTGCTTTTGAAGACAATGAGTATATAGAAAAATGGTCGGAAGAATGCATTCAGTATCTCAAAAGTCTGATCGGGGAGAGAACAGAATGACTGAAGAAGAAAGAATGAGGGAAGTAGAACGGATTTCCAGAAGAACCAAAGAATCGGTAAAAATTCCTTCGGATCAGCAGCGAACCATCCGAATTGTCAGGTTCAGAAACAAGACACTTGCAAGTTACGTAGGAACTATAGAAGAAGCACTCCAGAGAGCAAAAGAAATGGAGGGCCTCTACGGACCGATCGAACACATAGAATAAAAAAAGACTCATGTAACGCAAATACATGAGCCAGGGTGACTTTTTGCCACTTGGATATCAAACCTATAAAAAATATAACATCCAGGTGGCGAAAAGTCAAGATTTAAGCAGGAGAAAACCTGCTATATTTTTAACCTTTTTCAGGGGACAGGGAAGTCCCTTCAGGGCTTGATTAAGGGTATTAAACTTACGACACCGGGGTGACATATGAAGTGTGGATACATAAGAGATACATGGGATTGTGGGGAAACCTTAGAGGTAGAGGAAAAGCATACAGGAAGATATGGTGCAAGGGGTCAGAAGAGGGAGCCGAAGAAGGAACCCACCCCGGAAGATATCATAAGGCAGAATCAGTGGAAGAGGGTGAGAGAACTCAGGAGACTGGTAAAGTGGAACTTCACAACCGGAGACAGCTGGATCACACTCACTTACCAGAAAGACAAGAGGGTAAGCTGGGAAGAGATGATAAAGCATATGCAGAAATTTATAAGGCAGCTTCAGGCCAGATACCGGAAATATGGCTGGACCTTAAAGTATATCTGGAGACCACAGATAGGAAAGAGGGGTGCGATCCACATCCATATCCTCTTAAATGCCGAATCAAATACAGAGACCCGAACAGAAAAGATTGTCAGGGAACTCTGGACACATGGGAATCCGAACATGAAAGTTGTATATGACCTGAAGAACGGAGATCTGGCAGAGTACATAGCAACACCCTTACAGGAATGGGAACCGGAAAAAGCAAAAGCATATCATCCGTCCAGAAACCTAATCCGCAAAGAGCCAGACAGAAAAGAAATAAAAAGACGTTCCCTGATAGATAAAGATGGTGTCCTCAGAGAACCTAAAGCTCCTAAAGGCTATTATGTGGATCCGGATTCCATCAAAAAAGGGATCAATCCTGTGACAGGATACGCATACCGCCATTACACACTTGTAAAGATAGACAGGAGGATTTGAAGATGGACCAGAAAATGGCAAGAGTAGATATTTCCCTTATCGTCAGTGATAAAAGCGCAAGGATAAAGAAAGGCAGGTGCGTATACATCATTGCCAGCCAGGATTTCCCCAAAGGTCCGGGGAATCCGATCAGCGGCAGAGAAGAAGCAGAAGATACCACACCGCACCGCCTTGTCATGCTGGGACTGATCGCCGCCCTGAAAAGAATACGCAGACCATCCCTGCTTACAATCCATACAACCTGCCGATATCTTATAAATGGTCATAAGAACCTTAACGTATGGAAGACAAACGGATGGAAAAGAAGCGGGGACCGGGAATTAAAAAATGCAGACCTCTGGCAGGAGATAGATAAACAGCTCAGCGGTCATGCAGTAAGATTTCAGACGGAATTTTAACACAAGGAGAGGAGAACACAATGTTTGATAAATTTGGAGAAATGAATTCATACACAGAGATCAACGAACTGGCAGCCAATCTTCTGCAGGAAGGAGATTTGGACAGCTTAAAAGAACTGGCAAAGGAAAACGGCATTCCGGATGATTATGTAGAGATGTATCTGGAAGAAGCCATCCCATCCCTCTGCGATTCCACATCTGCAGCTATTGGTAAGATCGATGTGGAATGCATGAAATTAAAACCTAAGGAACTGATGCTGGACTGGGTAGAGTACATCAAGGGACTCTGTATGGAGAACGAGATGATCGCCCACCAGGTTCGCAAGAAAGGAAAGACTCTGCAGGGATGCATGGCGGTTCTGCTGGAATATTCTTTTAAAAACCAGATCACGGTAGATAAAACGATTATAAAGGCAGCAGGAGTCAGCGCTGGCAAGGTGACATTTGGAGTTCCCGGTATGGCAAAAGCCAAGGAACTGATCCGGGATTACTACATGGGAGGAGCAAAGGCATGAAGCGAACAAAATTATTACGCTGCATCCCATGTACAGTTCCAAAAGTAGAAGATTCCGACAGCGTGATCGCTGCAAGCCAGCTTCTTGAAGCGGATGGGGAGCGGGCAGTAGAGATCAGCCTGTTCGTAAAAGGGGAACTGAAAGCCCGGTATTTCGCAGATAAAGAGAACCACAGTACATGGGTAAATGAAACATGGACAACCTGCAGGCTCAAAAATGTACTCAGACTTTGCATGGGACAGCCGGTTTTGAAAAACGATTTTTACCACAGCGTCCCAGATATGGAATGGGCTGCACAGGAAGACAGAGACAGGGTATATAACTTTCTGGAGACCTACAGCATCGGCAGCTATGAGACTACAGTGAATGAAACAAAAAGAGACCTGGCATACATCCGAAAGCAGGAAAGAATCAATGAAATGATGGCAGAAGTCCCCTGCGTGCCAGAGGAAGCAGAGAAGTGGGTAGAAGATAAACTATTTCCGGGAAACATCCTGTTTTTTAAGAAAGAAGAGAACCGGACCACATTCAGCTGTACCGCCTGCGGTTATGTCGGCTGGAGAAAAAACGGATGGAAGCATGGAGAAAAAACCATATGCCCGAAATGCAAGGCGCCGGTAACGACAAACAGCAGACAGGAGGAAAAGACAGCCAAAGCCATGGTAACCATCCTGCAGCAATATGGCAAAAAGTGGGTGGAGCGTCAGTTCCGGGCAGTCTGCAGATGGACAACAGGGAAGAAAGAAATAAAGCTGTCTGAGAGGATCAGGGCTATCATGCCACTAAGGGAAACCTGGGGAAAAGTATGGTACGGGACGATTCAGGAAGCAGATGAATTTTCACAGGAATTCTGGGACAAACCACATGGAAAGAGATTCGTTCCGTCATACCTGTATCCCGGAAATCTTCCGGAAGTGTTAAAAGCCGGAGGTCTGGAACACAGCGGAATGGATATCCTTGCAAATGCAGGCATGAAATTCAACGTAAACATCTATATCATATCCTTCCACAATCACCCTTATCTGGAATATCTGGCAAAAGCCGGTCTGACAAGACTGGCAGCAGATATCGTAAATGATCACTGGGCAGAAACCAACAGAAACGGAAGGAATCTCAGGGAAGCACTGATGCTGGACGGAAACCACCTAAACAGGCTGAAAACGATAAACGGTGGAACTGCCATCCTGGGATGGCTCCAATATGAACAGAACAATGACATTCGGATCACACAGGAAAGTCTGGAATGGATTGCCGGAAAGAATTTAAAAATAAGTGACTGCCAGGATATCCTTGATGAACTTGAAAGCGTAAACCGGATGGTCAACTATCTGAAGAAACAGAAAATAGCTCCAAGTAAATTCACGATCATATGGAGAGACTACCTGCGTATGGCAAGAGAAGAGGGATACGATACCACTGACGACATTGTGAGACTTCCAAAGGATTTAAAGGCTAGGCACGATCAGCTGGTAGAAGTGAGAAATCAGAGAAAAGATGATAAACGGATGGAAGGATATAAGAAACTGGATGACCGGATAAAAGAAAGGCTTCCGGACATGAAAGATTACTTCTGGGAAGACCGGGAATACATGATCATACCGGCAGGAACATGCAAAGAACTGATGGACGAAGGAAGAACCCTTCACCATTGCGTGGGAAGCAGTGACACCTACATGAGAAAGATGGCAGATGGCGTCAGCTGGATCCTGTTCCTGCGAAAAAAATCAGAACTGAAAAAGCCCTACTACACCATAGAGATCAGCCTGAAGGACGACCATATCATCCAGTTCTATTCAGAATATGACCGACAGCCGGATAAAGAGACCATCAATGATGTCCTGAACCGGTATAAACGGAGCATCCGAAAAAAGAAGATAAAGATTCAGGTACCGGCAGCAGGCATAGCATAAGGAGGACACTATGGAATATATGCAGTTAAGTATGGATGACTATATCCAGAGCAAGAATGAGATCAAACAGGAACTGGGAGGGATCGTAAAAAGCTTCGTACGGATCGGATGGCAGCTGACCCGCATAGATAAGTCAGGAGCCTATAAACACGATGGCTACAACAACATTTCAGAATTTGCCAGAACAGAATATGGCATGAATCCATCAGGAGTCAGCCGTTTCATGAAAGTATATGAGAAATATTCCGTTCCGGGAGATACACCGGAGCTTAAGGAACAGTACAGGGAATTCAAATTCAATAATCTGGTAGAAATGCTCCAGCTTCCAGAAGAAGACCAGCAGATCTTCCATCCGGAGGATAAAAGAGAGGACATTCGCGAGTTAAAAGATTTCAACAAAGAAAATGAAAGCAATCCGATGAACCTTTTAGACTGGAAATCCGCACAGAGTACGGAGGACAAGCTCCACGCCACGATCCAGGAATTCTTTCGAGAAAAGACAGGAATCCTCAATACCCTGTACAGCAGTGAGGCATATCAGTCCGGAAACATCAAGGAAATGGCGCAGATCATCAACCCTGGTGACAGCATGAGTTATCGAAAAGGAACAGTCTTCTTAATGTTCCATCAGGAAGATATCACAGTCAAGATATTCAATGGAGAGATGAGGAATATCTCCTGGGACCAGTTTTTTACATATACACGGGAGATATTTGCGGAAGCGGCAGCAGGAGCGAAAACATATGAGAATTACTTCGGAATCCCAGAGGAAACGCATAGTTCGACACCAAAAGAGATTCCGAAACCTACGCCAAAACCTGTATCAAATCCGATACCCAAACATGATGTTCACCCTGAACCGGAAATTGCGCCGGCGCAACAGCCAGAATCGGTGGAGAATGTGGAAAAAACTGTGGATAACCATGAAGAAGGTCAAAAAACAGCAGTTACAGAAAAAGAGGACTCCGTATCAGGAAAGCCTAAAGTAGATGTCTATTCTGAAACGCCAGAATCTCAGCCGGAAAACATAGAAAAAAGTCAAGAAACAGCACTTCCAGAGCCGGAACCACAGATTCCAGGTCAGGACAGCATTGAAAACCATCCGGAATATATGCCAGAACCGGAAGAACAGCCAGAAAGCAACCTGAAACCAGAATTGCAGGAAGACCATCTCGGTGAGGCCAACGAAATGGTGCCGGAAGAACTGGAAATTGCGCCGGCGCAATCCAGATCAGAGCCACCTGCAGCAGAACCTACGACCAGAAAAGAGTATATAGATACGTTAACAGCTTATGGCACAGCTGAGTATATAGCGAGAGCTATGCGACAGTTTGCAAATAAGACATACAACACACTTCTGGATCCGGTCTTCTGGAATGAATGGTTAAACGGAAAAGTAGACCATAACGGAAGACCTTGGGAAGATTAAGGGTGCCCTAAAATTCACATAGATACATCCTTCCTGTGTGAGCCTGTCAGATCACAGGAAGGGGAAAGGAGAAAAATGAATCTCAGACAGAAAAAGAAATTATTTAGAAAAGTAACCGGTCAGAATCCTCCGAGATGGATGCATTACAGTAGCCGCCGGTTCCATAATTTTCTTTGCAAACCCTGGGGCGGTCTGGCAGAGCTGAAGAAACAGGCAGCCACCAGAGCAGTAGAAGACTTTAACTGGAATATTTCAAGGAGAAATGAATGGATAAGATTGTCACATCGATACAGGAGATAAATTTAGAGGACATCAGATTTCCGATCATTGCAGTATTTGAACACCCGGAAGATTATCCGACGAAATCCATAGGCAGAATATTTGAATTAACCAAACCAACAGATACCGTGATTGTAAAAGATACACTGGAAGAACTGCAGAAAGATATTCAGACATACTGGATAGGGATATTCTTCCAGAGAACAGAATTTGATGTACCGTCAATGAAAGGATGCTGGGTATGAATCAGGAAGGATTATTATTCCCCAAAGGAACCATTAGAAAAAAACGAAAGAAGCACCACAAAAGTATCATAGACAGAGATGCAAAAGGTCAGTGCTTCATCTGCGGAAAAACAGGCTATACAGAACGCCATCACATTTATGGCAGTGCAAATCGCAAATACTCCGAGCAATATGGCTTAACCGTATATCTTTGCCCGGAATGCCACAGAACATCAGATATAGCCGCACATAGAAATAAAGAAGTCCGAATTACTTTACAGCGGATTGGTCAGAGAGCATTTGAAGAGAAATGTGGCAGCAGGGAACAATTCGTAAAGACGTTTGGAAAAAACTATCTGGAGGATGAATAAATGAACATAGGAAAGGCAACTGCAATATTCAAGGATATCCATAACGAAGAAACAGAAGTAGAAGACAAGCTCACAGCGATTCAGGAAGTGATTGATATGCCTACACATAACAGCATCACAAAGAAGAGTATGTTGGAAGTACTTCACTGGCTGATTGAAGAATACATCTAAGGAGGGCATATGAACTTAGCACAAAGAGCAGAAACATGTAAACATAGTACAGGGCACGCTGGAATGGTAGCAGTATATACCCTTCCAACCTGTCCGAACATGCACATCATCAAAGGCAAATATGTTACAGCCAGAACGAACTGCAAGGAATGCAGATTCTATGAGGAGAGGAAATGAATTTATATGAAATCACAGACATAAAGACAGGAAAGACTATAGAACCGGCGGTTACGCTGAAACAGGCAGCAGAAAGACTGAAGTGTTCCGGAAGGGCAGTATCAGGAGCTTATTATGGAAATTATGCAATTGGTCATAGATATGCAATAGAAGTGATAGATACAGCCATTGCAAAACAGGATCCAATATGGACCGAATGGGAAATACGAAGAAACTGGTTTTTAAAATTATGTGGGAGGACATAAGAATGACAGGAAAGAACAAAGAAGGCTATCCGGATCCGACAGCCAGCAAAGCAATTCAGGCAGCAGATCATATGCCAGAGCATACATATAGAGATTATTGCATACTCAGAACAATGGCATACCGCATGGGATTAAAGATAACCAGGATAAAAGATTTAGGATCTGGAAAGGAATGGAGTCGATAAAAAGAAGGAGGCCGGGAACTATCAACAGCTCCCGGCTAAAAGTATGAAAAAGAAAAAAGTTTTATTTGCAATTACTCTTTGCTCTGCACAGGTAATAATATATCCAGAAAATGTGAGCAATATGTGATACAGATTTGAAGAATTTGTGAAAGGGGAGCGATACCGATGGAAACAACAGAGATTACAATTCAGGAAGAAAACGAACAGAAGAAAGAATACTTAAAATCCTACCGGCGGGCAATAAAGAGAGAGCAGGACATCCTGGACGAGATCCAGCGGTTGAGACTGGATAAGATGTTTCCATCGGTAGTCAATGATGGAATGCCACGCGGCAGCAGTCATTCAGATCTGTCTGATTACGCAGCTATTCTGGATGAACAGATAGACCTTCTGAAAGAGGAACGCTTGGAAAAAGTGAGATGCTACCAGAAAATCGAGAGACAGATTCGCCAGATGGAGAATGAGGATGAGCAGGAAGTGCTGAGACTGCGGTACATACTTGGGATGAAATGGGAAGAGGTGGCGGTGAAGATGGATTATAGTTGGAGACAGATACACAGAATCCATTCAGCTGCATTATTGAATCTTAAAATAGCATAAGACAAACCTAGACGAAGCTAGATAAAACAAGATGGCATATCTTGTCACATAACATCTATGTTATTATTACAATGAACTCAGATGGAAAAGATCATACAGAGTTCTCCTTCCCTTGAATGACCTGCCAGTACCCACCTGGCAGATCACCAGAACATCTCACCGAGAGGGAGTGAGCATGAGCCATGGAGCCGCAGGTTCGAATCCTGATGTTCTGCTTTTCCTATGGAGAAATTCAAACCACATACATTTTTAAAACGTCCTGTAGAAATATGGGACGTTTTGTAATATAATATAAAAAAATGTATGTTGGAGGGGAACAAAAATATGAGCGGTAAAGTTGTGTCCTTTATTAATATGAAAGGTGGAGTTGGAAAAACAACATTATGTATTGGAATTGGAGAATATCTTGCAAATTATTGCAATAAAAAAGTTTTATTTATAGATTTAGATCCGCAGTTCAATACAACGCAAAGTTTAGTTAATGAGTTTAATTTAGAAGATGAATACCTGAGCAATTATTCTGAAGGAACAAATCAAAAAACAGTAATGCGATTATTTGAAACACAACAAACAATTGCTAAACGTTTAGATTTACCAAATCCAGAAGATATATTGGTGCATCTTAATGATAATATGGATCTGTTACCTGGAACCATTGATCTTATTTTAGTTGAAACAGATAAGGATGGTTCTAAGGCTAAAAAAGTAAAAAAATTTATTTTAAATAATAATTTAAAAGATCAATATGATTTTATATTTCTTGATTGTCCTCCAACTATTTCTGTATATACAGATGCGGCGTTAATTGCGTCAGATTTTTATTTAGTACCTATTCGCATTGATCGATATTCCATTTTAGGAATAAAATTACTGAAACAAGTTATTGATAGACTCGATGATAATGAAAGTATAGGAATAAGACCGCTAGGAATCGTATATACAATGGTAAAAGACTTAACTCATAAAACATTACAATTGAAGGCTACTTTTGAAAGTACGGAAATTGTACAAGAAATTGGATTGTTTGAAAATATGACATCAAATGTAAATGATTTATTAGTCGGTCTTCAGGGAAATATAGCTTCAAAATACAAAAAATCAAGAGAAGACATAAGCGCTATATGTAAAGAATTTCTGGAGAGGATAGAAAAATATGATGCATGATGTAAAAAATATAAAATTATATTTAAGAAAGAATGATGTAAGCAAAGTAGAATTAATGGGAGTAATGGGGATAATTATTATCTCAAAAGATGTAATAAAAAGAAACACAGATGTAGGAGAATTTATTGAGTATGTTATGAAGATAAAATTTCCTGAATATGTGATAAAGTCTAGAACATTAATGTCTGCAAGAATAAATCGTATTTTGATAAATATAGAAGATAATTCCGAAATAAGAAAAATCAGCAGAAATATATTGGACTATTTAGACAACATTGAAAATGAAAATAAATCCAATGAACCAGAAAAAAATATTAAAAAAGTAAAAAAAGAAAATGAAAATGATAAATTAAAAAAGTGGCTAAAGGGATTATGACATGCTTAAACGATATAGAGACATTGAGATATGCAAAAAGGATATAGAATTTTTTATTGAATTGGTACAAAAAGACATTGGAAATGCACCAGAAGTAAAACTTAAATCTATCGCCAAAGGAGTTATATTTTTCAAAAGAGTATTTTTATACGAAGATTCCGTACATTGCCATTATTCAAAATGTTTAATTTCAGATTCTTTAAATTTAGTACATTCATTAGGAATAAAATCACGGAAATTATATTATACAACTTACAGATCTTTGATAGAAAATTTTGTACGCGTTCTGCTGAAGTATGATAATTTGAATGATACGGGCGTACGAAATATGGTTACGGAATTACGTGATAAATATGGTGATGAAGGAAAAATTTTTATAGATTATTTGGAAGGCGAATATGGAAAATGTTGTAAAGTTATTCATAGTAATATAAAAGCTGATCTTCAATTATATTCTTATTACGAGGAACTTCTGGAAACTGATGAAATGAGAGACGCGATAGATTACATAAATATATTTGAAACATTTTGCAATAAATGTAAAACGTTTGTAATTAAACAAGAATCTTCGTTAGTTAATAATTGTTTTTATAATCATAAAGAATTATTATCATTTTTAATTGGACGTAAAAATTATACGATTTTTGAATCGATATGTGATTAGCTTTTTGTAATTAAGCAGCCTTCGGGCTGCTTTTTATATACTTAAAAACAAACGAATAAGAGGTGGTGATACTTGGCAAGGGTACCTAGCGGTAGCTTGCAACATAAAAATTAAATTTTAAGGACATTTAGCTTAGTGGTTAGAGCAACCGGCTCATAACCGGTCGGTCCTGGGTTCGAACCCCAGAATGTCCATGAAAACAGAAATATTAATTAATAAGAGAGCTTGGAAACAGGCTCTCTTTTAATATACAAAAATACCGCGGGATAAAGTAACGGTAACTTACAGGTCTCCTAAGCCTGGAACGGTGGTTCGAATCCATCTCCCGCTATTCATGGAGATATTAGAGATGTTAAAGAGTTGCAAATATTGCGGCAAAGTTCATGACAGCAGGTATGATTGTGGACACAAGCCGATACGGAGAAAGAAAATACGCACAACACAAAACAGTTTTCGAAGTACGCAGGCGTGGAAACAAAAGAGTCTGGAGATTAGAGAAAGAGATCATTATCTATGTCAGGTGTGCCTGCGGAATCTATACGGTACAATCAGCAGGTATAATAACAGGCAGATAGAAGTACATCATATAGTGCCACTGGTTGAGGACTATGATCGGAGACTGGATAATGACAATCTGATATCTTTATGCACCATGCATCATGGAATGGCTGAAGATGCAGGTATACCAAGAGAGGTATTGACAGAGATTGCAAGGCAGCAGGAGACTTCAGAGAGTCCCCCCCGACCATTCAGACTGAAAAAAATCTGATTTTTCACGACCACGTATGCCCCGTAGATGCACAAAATATTCCCAGATCAGCATTTTGAAATTAAAAGGAAGGAGGGAGAAGGCAAGGCCTACACCATCAAAGACGGTTAGTATCATCCGGTCAGAAGGAAAATCTCACAGAACCAAGCGCGAACTCAGACAGAGAGAACAGGCAGAAAAAGCAGTGCTTACAGGGATTCCGTTGAAAGAAAGACCGGAAGTCAGAGAAAATGAGACAGCACACAAAGAATTTCTGAGATTGAAAAAACTGCTTGAAAAAATTGACAAATTCGATGATATGTACGGTGCTGTGATAAACAGATACTGCATTTTGTACGCAGAAACAAAAGAATTTGAAGAGAAAAAAGAACGGTTTTACAGACAACTCTGTGACCTGGAAGAGAACAAAGAAGAACTGCTTGAGACAGAACAAATGACATATGGAGAATTTTATAAAACAGAGATGTCAATGCAGAAGAACCTGATTGCTTTGGACAGACAGGTGCAGGCAAAGAGAAGGATGCTCTCCGATATCGAAAAAGAGAACATCATGACAATTGCTTCTTCTCTTAGATCAGTTCCGAAAACCGAAGCAAAGAAAAGTAATCCATTGAAAGAAGCGCTCGGAGGATGAAAGAAGGAAAAGCATATCATTATGCACAGTGGTGCCTGGAAGAAGGAGAGGGAAAAGTTCCCCTATATGTGAAGAAACAGGCAGAAAGCTGGATCCGTATCGCAGATGGAGATAATCCAGATGCCTATGTGGATGAAGGGGAATGCGAAAAAATTTGCAAGCTGCTAAAACTAATGATTCATCCGGATCTGCGATGCAGCATTTATGATGGACTAGAAGAGTATGCGTGGTTCATGACTATTGCGGGACTCTGCACGTTTTGTAAAAATGCAGAACGAAAAAGCAGATTCTACGTAACGATCTTACTTGAAATAGCAAGAAAGAATTTCAAAACATTCAATTCAGCGGTGATTTTCATCCTGCTGATGCTGACAGAGCCGGATTTCTCCAGATTCTTTTCGGTTGCACCGGATCTGGCGTTGTCGTCAGAGCTGAAGAATGCAATCCGAAAAATTATAAAGGTCAGTCCGGCACTCTATAACGAAGATGAACCGGCATTTAAACTCTTGCGAAGTCAGATTAAATGCCTGCTTAATGATAATGAGTACACTCCGCTGGCATACAGCCAGGACGGAATGGATGGTAAACTGGCAAATGCGTTTCTGGCTGACGAAGCTGGAGCCTTAGATGCATATCCAGTAGAAGCAATGCGCTCATCTCAGATCACACTTTTAAATAAACTTGGAATCATCATCAGTACCCAGTACCCAAATGATAACAATGTGATGCTGGACGAAATAGACATTGCAAAGAAAACACTTGACGGACTTTTAGAAGACCAGCGGTATTTTGCACTGCTATATGAGCCAGATGATGAGTTGAAACATGGAGACACATGGAAAACTGATGACCGGGTGATTTATCAGAGCAATCCGGTCGCAGTGGCGCATCCGTATATTTTTGAGGAGATCAGGAAGAAACGCTCACTTGCAATCCTGTATGAGAACAAGAGAGAGAATTATCTCTGTAAACACAATAACATTCTGTATAAGGGACTGGGAGTCGAAGGCTATATTGACATCCAGAAGGTAAAAATGTGTAGCGGAGATTTACCGGACAACTTCTGGAAGGGAAAACAGGTATGGTGTGGACTGGATCTGTCAATGACGAACGATAACACATCATTTGCCATGGTAACAGAACAGGACGGAACAATCTATGCAAAAGTCTGGGGGTTCGCTCCTTCAGATAGAATAGATGAAAAGTCAATGAAAGAAAAGGTAGATTATCGAGCATTGATCAGAAAAGGCGAATGCTTTGCCTGTGGAGATGAGGTTATTGACTATGGGTTTGTAGAACGTTTCATCATAGGACTGACGGAGAAATACGGAGTGGAAGTCATGCAGGTAGGATATGACAGATATAATGCAATATCGACCGTGCAGAAACTGGAACAGAATGAGATAGAGTGCGTTGAGATCAAACAGCATAGCTCGGTGCTGCATATGCCTACTAAACTGTTGAAAGAGCTGATCCTGAAAAAGAAATTCCAGTATGCTGCAAACAGGATGCTTGAAATCAATTTTCAGAATGCAAGATGCACAGAAGACACGAACAAAAATTTGTATGTGAACAAAAAGAAATCATCCGGAAAAGTGGACATGGTTGTATCGTTGATCAATGCCATGTACCTGTTACAGCAGGAACTGCTGTATGGCGAAGATGATTTTGTAGTTCAGACGTAATTGCGCCGGCGCAATCAGAGGAGATAACAAATGAACATATGGCCGTTTGGCAAAAGAAAACATGAAGTAAGGGCGGATACCATAGTGAATCCGTCAGAGCAGGTGGAATCAGACGCACTTTTAAGTGCGCTGCTCGGAAAGAATGTAATGACAAAGGAAAAAGCATTGGAAATTCCCGCGGTACAGGCATGCATTAATCTGATCGCAGGAACAATATCGCTGCTTCCAGTCAATCTGTATCAGAAAGACAAGGAAGGAAATGTCCGGGAAGTCAGAGACAGAAGAACCTCTCTCCTGAACAATGATACAGGAGACACGCTGACAGCTTCACAATTTTGGAGAGCGATCATCGAAGATTACTATCTGGGGAAAGGCGGGTATGCTTATATCAACAAACCGGGAACGGAAGTTGAGAGCATTCACTACGTCGATGAGACTCATATTTCCATCATGAAGAATACAGATCCGATTTTCAAAGATTATGACATTCTGGTACAGGGAAAATCATACAGACCTTACCAGTTTTTTAAAATTCTAAGAAAAACGAAGGATGGTATGACTTCCAGAAGCATCATGGACGATAATCAGCTGATTATCGGAGTATCATACAGCGAGCTGACATACGAACAGAGTCTGGTACAAAAGGGTGGAAACAAAAAAGGATTCTTGAAATCTCCGAAGAAATTAACAAGAGATGCAATGGACGCACTAAAAGCTGCTTTCAGAAGATTATACAGCAATGCAGAAGAAACAGTTGTGGTTTTGAATGAAGGAATGGAATTCCAGGAATCGTCCAACACATCTGTTGAAATGCAGTTGAATGAGAACAAGAAAACAAATTCAGCAGAAATTTGCAAGCTGTTTGGAATCCCTGACGGGATGATCAGCGGAAACCCAACTGAAAAAGACATAGACTGTTTCATCCGGACCTGCACCATTGTGATGAGTGATATAGAGTGCAGTCTGGACAGGGATCTGCTTCTGGAATCAGAGAAAGAGACATATTACTGGTCGTTTGATACGAAAGAACTGACCAGAGGAAATATTAAGGAACGTTACGAGGCTTACAAGATCGGACTCGAAAAGAATTTCCTCCAGATTGATGAAGTCAGAGAAAAAGAAGACTTGGAACCGATCGGATTCAAGTGGATTACACTTGGGCTTGACAGCGTTCTCCTTAACCCGGAAACCGGGCAGGTTTATACACCGAACACCAATGCTGTACAGAATATGGATGTCATTCAAACGGGATTCATAGATTCCGCAACAAAAGGAAAAGAACAAAATGAATAACAGGATGGAGGAAAGCAAAGGAAAGCAGAATTAAGAGCTGACGGGCTCCATATCTCTGGATATGTCAATGTACCCGGAAGAGAATCACGACCAGTGCTTACACCACGCGGGAAAGTGATCGAAGTGATTGAACAGAGGGCATTTGAGCGTGCAATAAGCAGAGCAGCAGATATCAGGATGCTTCTGGATCATGACAGAGGACACGTCCTTGCAGATACTGCAGACGGGACATTGACCGTCAGGGAAGATGAAGTAGGGCTCAGAGCAGAATCTGTCGTAACCGACCCAGCGGTCATCGAAGGGGCGAAGAAAGGATTACTGAAGGGATGGTCATTCAATATGAAGAATGTAGTGGATTCTATTGAGGACAGAGCTGATCAGCTACCTATCAGGCATGTGAAAGACTTCGACATGGATGAAATCACACTTGTTATGAATAAAATTCCGGTATATTCATCCACATCTGTGGAAGTGAGAGCTGGAACAGAGGAAGAGGTGGAAACCAGGGCAATGTGCATGGAAACTACATATACAGAGAACCTTCCACCGAAAAAGGAATATGATAATACAAAGTTTCAGGAAAGAATTAATAAATTGAAAAAATAGGAGGAAAAATAAGAGGAATAAATTTAAAAAACTTGCAGAACAGAGAACACAGTATGAGCAGCAGTTACAGCAGATCTTAGACAAAGCTGAGCAGGAAGAAAGAGCACTGAATGATGAAGAAATGCAGTCCTTTGATGACCTTGAAAAGAAAATTAAAGACATCGATGATACAATCGCTGCATTACAGAGAGCCAGGGACATTCTGAAAAAACCAGAAGAAACAGAAGACCAGGAAGAAAAGGACAATAAAGAAACAGAAGACCAGGAAGAAAGAGCATTTGCGAACTACATCCGTGGTATTGTATCTGAGGAAAGAGCATCAAATCTGACATCCGGGGACAATGGAGCAGTGATCCCGACATCTATTGCAAATAAAATCATCAAAAAGGTGTACGAAATCTGTCCAATTTATCAGCTGGCAACTAGATATGACGTGGGCGGTACACTGTCCATTCCTTACTACAATGAGGAAACTACAGCAATCACAATGGCATACGCTACAGAATTTAGCGAACTTGAATCCAATTCCGGAAAATTCAAATCTATTGAGCTGAAAGGATTCCTTGCAGGGGCACTGACAAAAGTATCCAAGTCTCTTGTTAATAATTCTCAGTTTGATATCACCAATTTTGTTGTGAACCAGATGGCTGAGAACATTGCAAGATGGATTGAGAATGAACTTCTGAATGGAACCATGGATAAAGTGGAAGGCGTATCTAAGGCGAAACAGGTTGTAACTGCGGCAGCAGGTACCGCGATCACAGGAGATGAGCTGATCGACCTGCAGGAAACTGTTCCGGATGTATTCCAACCATCTTGTATCTGGATCATGAATAAAGCCACCAGAACTGCAATCAGAAAGCTGAAGAATTCTGATGGTGATTATATTTTACAGAAGGATGCAACAGCAAAATGGGGCTACACTCTGTTTGGCAATGACGTGTTCTGTTCTGATAATATGCCGAAGATGGCGGCAGGGAAAACCGCAATCATATATGGAGACATGAGCGGCCTGGCTGTTAAGGTATCCGAAGACATGAACATTGAAGTCCTGAGAGAGAAGTTTGCAACAGAACATGCAATCGGCGTCGTTGGATGGCTGGAAATGGATTCCAAGATTGAAAATGAACAGAAGATTGCAGTTCTGAAGATGAAAGCAGCAGACTGAGAGGAATGACCGATGAAGATAGAAGCTATGGTCAGTTTCTGCGGAGTTCTGTCAATGTCAAAAGGAGAAATCAGAGATTACAGCGTTGAACCTGTAGTCTCTGACCTGATGGAAGCTGGTTATATCAGAGAAATTTCTGAAAAGACTGTGGAAAAGACAAAGCCAGATTTGCAGAAAGCAAGAACTACAAGAAAGACTGTGAAAAAATGAAAGTAAATGAGATCACTCCGGAAATTGTTGCGGAACATTGCAGAGCGGACGACTACAGCGAGGAAGAACTCCAGAGGATTCTTGATGCATCAAAAGCTTACATAAGATCCTATACAGGACTGAATGATAAGGAAATCGACATGCATGAAGATCTTGCGATAGCGGCACTGGTCCTGTGCCAGGATATGTACGATAACAGATCTGTTTATGTCGACAAAAATACGACAAATAAAGTGGTTGAAACAATTCTTGGGATGCATTGCGTAAATCTGCTGTAGGAGGTGTCTGTAAGGATTAATGCCGGAGCATTAAATAAACATATTTTGTTTCTTAGATTCGTGGTAAAAGAGGATGATATGGGACAGGACAGGGGAAACTGGGAACCATATAAAAAAGTATGGGCAACAGTAAAACCCTACAAATCTTCGGAATGTAACTTCATGGGGAAAATGAAACCGGAAGTATCACACCGGATATATGTAAGATTCAGAAAGGACGTCACTGCTGAAATGAGAATCCTTTATCATGGTCGAATGTTTCAGATTGCAGGACCACCAATCGATCTTGATGAGAAACATGAACTTCTTGAGATCCAGTGCGAGGAGGTGTTTGAGAATGCAGAGTATCAGCTTTGAATTCGACGCCTCCGAACTGGAAAGAGCACTCGAAACAGCATCCCGACAGTTCCCGGCGTCTTCAGAAACTGTCCTCAAAAAAGAATCCAGAAGCATAGCAAAGGACTTAAAAGGCAGGGTGGACTCCGAAGCAGAGGGACATCATTATATAAGCCAGCGAAGCGAAAAAGAGCCAAAACCTCTGGCAAAGAGCTTCAGACAGGGAAAGGTAATACGATCAGGAAACAAAGTCACAGTTGCAGTTACGACAGTAGCTCCGCATTACCATCTCTACGAAGAAGGACATGCCATGATAACTCATAAAAGTAAAGACAAAACAAAGGGATTGAGGCAGGTTGGAGAAGTCAGGGGAAAAAAGACTGTGGCAAAATATATGGCGCAGCGTGCAGAACATGCAGAGCTGATCGGACAGGAACTTCTGAAAGAAATCTTGAGGGAGGCAGGGCTTGACACTTAAAGAGATAAAAAAAGCGGTCAATTCCGCTCTGAAGGAAAAATATCCGGACATAAAGATATACGGAGCAGATACGATAGAGGGGTATATGCGCCCTTCATTTTTTGTATATATAACACAGACTTTTTCGGAATCAACTAAAAATGCAGCTCACAAAAACGTAGAAATAGAGATCAATTTTATACAAAGAGCAGCGAATGAAGAGGAAGCAATGAAATTTTTCTCTGAAATGGAAGAATTATTTGGACAAAAAGTGACAGCAGGGAACAGAAACCTGAACACAAATAACATGGAACTGGATTTCCAGGGAGAAAATTTGAATATTCCTGTATGCCGGTTCGATATAGAATTCTGGGATCAGATTCCGAGAAAAGAAAACTATGACACAATGAAAGAATTAATATTTGCACAGGAGGTAAGGAATTAGGGGTTTACCGGTGATGAATGTCGTATTTGTGGCGGCAGCGAGAAAATCAATTAGGCGATCTGAACGCGGAATAGTGGGAATGATCATAAAGGACGCGGTTGTCCCGGATGGAAATCCGATTACAATCTACAAAGAAAAAGACATACCCGAAACGTTGAGCGCAGAGAATAAAGAACAAATTAAACTGGCAATGAAAGGAAATGATACAACTCCGCGAAAGATAGTTGTATATGTTCTTACGAAAGCAGAAGAAGATTACAGAAAGGCTCTTGAATACTTTGAAATAAAAAAAGTAACATGGCTTTGCTGCCCAACAGTAAAAACAGATGGCCAGGAAGAAGAAATTGTAACATGGGTGAGAGATCAGCGAGAAGGAAATAGAAATAAAATAAAAGCGGTTCTTCCGGACAATACTGCGGACAGTGAAGGAATCGTGAATTATGCTACAAGCGAAGTAACAGTAAAAGGGAAGAAGTACGGCCCAGAAGAGTTTTGTTCCCGGATTGCAGGTCTGCTTGCAGGAACATCGTATAAAATATCATCGACCTACGCAGTTGTCGAAGAGGCGAGTGAGTGTGAAAAGCTGGACAGAGATGCCTTAGATGCTGCGGTAGATGCAGGGAAGCTTGTGCTTTTTTATGATGGGGAAAAAGTGAAAGTAGCCAGGGGAGTTAATTCTCTGACAACGGTTTCAAAAGGAAAAGCAGATCCATGGAAAAAAATACGTGTTGTAGAAACTATGGATATGATGCATGACGACCTGGTCCTGCTCGCAGAAGACAACTATGTTGGAAAATACCCAAACACATATAGCAATAAATGCTTGTTGATTTCTGCGATTGATTCATACATGAAAGAATTAGAAAGAAACGGTCTTATACAGGACTATGCAGTCGAACTTGATGTAGAGAAAATCAAAGAGTACATCATTGAAAACAAAGGCGTAACCAGAGACGAAGCGGAAGCAATGTCAGATGAAGAAATAAAAAAACAGTACACGGATGAAAAAGTGTTCATGAGGGCATCCGTAACTATCGTTGATGTCATGGAAGATATTAATCTGGAAATTGCTGTTTAAGGAGGAGCCACAAGGAATAATTACACACCAGATCGTGTTATTAATGGAACGTTTGGAGAGTGCTGGATTGATAATGATTATATGGCGGAAGCAACGGCACTCCAGGCAAAGATGAAACTTGATACAAGCGAAGTAAAAAGAACAGGGACATTGGAGAAAGGATACAAAATAACTGGAATCAGCGGATCTGGCACACTGAAATTAAATAAGGTTACATCCTATTTCTTGAAAAAAGTGTCTGAAAACCTGAAAAAAGGTAAAGCCACGAGGATGACAATTATCACGAATTTAGAGGATCCGGAAGCGTTTGGGGCAGAAAGGATTCGACTGGATGACTGCGTGATCACGGAATTGACAATTGCAGACTGGGAAGCCGGAAAACTGCTGGAGGAATCAATACCATTCAATTTTAGCAGTTTCGAAGTCCTTGATACAATCGATGCATAAAGGAGAAAAGTATGAACTTAATTGACAAACTGCTTTGCGTAGATAAAGCAAAAACGGAAGAAAAAGAAACAAAAAAAATTAAATCAAAGAAACTGGAAAGGTTAGTGGGAGAGAACGCAGAAATAACGATTAGAGAACTGTCCGGAAGACGTTATAACAGCCTGCAGGCAATGCTGTATGACAAGAATGGAAACAGGGATATGGAAGCTGTTTATGATTTTAATCTGATGTGCTGCGTATATGGAATTGTAGAACCAGACCTGAAAAATGAGAAACTCATGGAACACTTTGGCGCTTCGACACCGAAGGATTTGGCAGCGGCTTTATTTGGAGTGGAATCGGGGCCTATTGCAAGCGAAATTGTTAAACTTTCCGGACTTGGAGAAGATGCTGAGGAAGAAGTAAAAAACTCATAAAGGTGGACGGCGAAGCAAGCGTGGCTTACGCACTGTTCTGCCTAAAGAAATGGAAACCATCGGAATATTACGATATGGGCGCAGGTGAACGTTTGATCACTCGCGCCTTTTTAAAACAAGAATTACAGGACATAAAAGAGGAGATGAGAGACAAGGGCAGGTAAGACAGTTGCAGCAGTTGTAAAGCTGATTGACGATTTCAGCAATCCGTCGAGAGAAGTAGCGGCACAGGCGCGCGACCTAGAAAAACGATTTAATAGTGTTGCGGGCGTATTTTCTCACGCAGGAGAAGCGTTTACTGCTGCAGGAGAAACATTGACCAAGTCGGTCACTGCACCATTGGTAGCGGTTGGAACTGCGGCGATTAAATTTTCCTCTGATTCACAGGATGCTTTCCAACAGTTCGCGGCGGCAACAGGAACCGCATCGAATGAAATGGGAAAATATAAAGATATGATCAATGATGTTTACAAGGACAATTTCGGAGAATCTATCAATGATGTGGCAGAAGCCATGGCGACTGTTAATCAGAACATGTCTTACTTGGACGACTCGGCTCTTCAGAGATGTACGGAGTATGCTTACACTCTATCGGATACATTTGGAGTAGACGTGGCAGAAAGTACAAGGGCGGCTGATTCACTCATAAAGAACTACGGTGTATCGGCAAGAGAGGCATTTAACCTTATGACACAGGGAATGCAGTCGGGTCTTAATTTTTCGGATGAACTTTTTGATAATATTGACGAATACTCCGTACAGTTCAAGAAGCTGGGACTGGACGCAGAGGATATGTTTTCCGTATTTGCAAACGGTGCACAGAATGGAGCTTTCAATTTGGACAAGATCGGAGATGCCGTAAAAGAATTCTCGATCAGGGCGATAGATGGATCAGACACAACAAAACAGGGATTCGAGGCCCTTGGAATGAATGCAGATGAAATGGCACAGAAGTTTGGGGCCGGAGGGAAAACTGCAAAAGAAGCATTCAATGAAGTAATAGAAGGACTTGCTTCTATGGACGATCCGGTAGCACAGAGTGCGGCCGGAGTAAACCTATTCGGAACCATGTGGGAAGATTTGGGACCTCAGGTTATAACATCCATGTCAACGGCGAGTGATGCTATAGATAAAAGCAGAGAATCTGTCGAAGGACTGGTAAATGTAAAATACGACACTTTATCAGGAACTTTAGGAGGACTCTGGAGAACCATACAGGTGGATGTACTGCAACCAATTGGAAATCAATTAATTCCGTATGTTACGAAAGGAATCAGTGCTATACAGAAATTTACGGACAAATGGAATAAACTGGGGCCGACTACTCAGAAGACAGTCGTGAAATTTGCGGCAGTGGCAGCGTCAGTAGGACCTGTTTTAATGGGGTTTGGAAAAATTTCTACCGGAATAAGCACGATGATCTCGAACTTTGGAAAAATAGGCGGTGCAATCACGAGACTGACAGGTGCTTCAGGATTCTCGGGAATTGCAAAGATTATGACTGGCCCATTTGGAATTGCAGCAGCGGCAGTGGCAGCAGCAGCAATCCTGATTTATAAAAACTGGGACAGAATTGCACCGATCTTGCAGAAGATCGGACAAAGATTTGCAGATTTCTGGAAAACAGTACAGCCACAGTTGGAACCGTTTATTAATCTTGTAAAAGAAGTAGCGTCTTACTTGAAAGAGACGTTGGAACCTGTTTTCAAAATAGTGTGGAAAGCAGCAGGAGATTATGTTGTAAAATTCTTTGATGATGTAAGTGTCATAATCGATGGAGTGCTTGGAGTGTTCGAGGGAGTTATCACATTCCTGACAGGCGTGTTCCAGGGAAACTGGGAAAAAGCATGGAATGGAATCGTTCAGGCGGTAGGTAGCATTTTCGGAACACTGGAATCACTTGTAAAGACACCGCTTAATGCGGTGATCAACCTTGTGAATAAAGCAATTGGAGCGATTAATAAAATAAGTGTTGACCTACCCAGTGCTGTTGGCGGAGGGCATATCGGATTCAATATCCCAACGATTCCGACTTTGGCGAAAGGTACTGATTACTGGCAGGGCGGAATCGTGCAGATCAGCGAAAAGGGTGGAGAAATTGTTGACCTTCCAACTGGAAGTAGAGTATATCCACACGATGAATCTGTGCGGATAGCACGCCAGGATGGAAGGAAGAATTATTCTATTGCAATTGCAAAACTGGCAGACAGCATCGTGGTGAGAGAAGAGGCGGATATCGACAAGATCGCCGAGGCGATTGTAAAGAGGATTGAACAGGCAATTGATAATATGCCGCAGACAGCATAGGAGGAGATATGGAATACTGGTTAAAGAATAAAGACAAATCAATACAACTTCCTATAAGACCGGCATCATTCAACGTGACCTTTGAAAATACACATCAGACTGTTAATGTGCAAACAAGAGGGGATGTAACAATACTTGGGAAAAAAGGACTTAAAGCGTATACGATTGAGTCTTTTTTTCCGGCACAGGACTACCCTTTTGCAGACTATGCAAAAGACAGAAATCCTTGGGAGTATGTAAAGGAAATCCTCGGATGGCAGGAAACCCCTATTCAATTCATTATTACAAAAACAAAGATTAATAAAAATGTAATAATAACATCTTTTCAGTTCGGGGAAGACGACGGAACGAGCGATATAACATATTCAATCACTATGAAAGATTATCGTCCGCCAAAATATACGAAACCGTTGAAGGCGGTCCTGGAACCTGTAAAAACGGAGAAAAAGAAGCCGGAAAAGGAGAACAGTCGCTCAGACAATAAACCAAAGAAAAAAATTCATACAGTAAAAGGAAATGACACCCTCAGGAGTATCGCAAAAAAATATTACGGTTCAGGATCCTATGCGAACAAAATCTACAATGCAAACAAGACTGTCATAGAAAAAGCCGCAAAAAAGCATGGACGTGTAAGCAGCGCACATAATGGTGTAAATGGCTGGTATATATATGACGGGACAAAGCTGGTGATACCATGAAAATAATGTGGAATGATGCGAAAATAACCGGTTATGTAACGAGCGTGACTTGGGCTGGGAGTGCTAAACAGGCAGCCAGAACAGTCGTGTTTAGTGTTGCATACAGCCCGAATGATAAGAATGTCAAGACTCTTGGCATAAAATTAGGAGACAAAATTGTATTCTACCCAGGATATCCGGATGATAAAAAAACGAAATTTGTCGGAATTATTACCCAAAGAGAAAGAAAATCTGAAATGGGTGAGCTGCAGTATACAGCAACTGACGGCATGATGCATCTTTTGCGATCTAGCGGTACATACCGTTTTGCAAACAAAACCCCTGAAAAAATCGCACAGATGGTCTGCAGAGACGTAAAAGTAAAGACCGGATCCATTGCAAAAACTAAGATGCCTATTGCGAAAATATTCTTTCAGGAACGCCCGTATTATGAAATTATCATGGCTGCATACACAAAAGCATACCGAAAAAACAAGAAAAAATACATCGCACAAATGAACGGAGATAAGCTGGAAGTCATACAGAAAGGGAAAGTTATCCCCAATTTCCACATATGGCAGGGGGAAAGAATTACAGAGTCCTCATATACAGAAGATTTAGACAGCATGGTAAATCGTGTATATATCTATGACTCAAACAATAATAAAATTGGAAGTGTGAGTAACTCAAACTGGATAAAGAAATACGGCATATTTCAAAATGCGATATCCGTAGATAGCGGAAACGGGAAAACAGAAGCTAAGGCAGAACTGCAAGGCATAAATAAAACCGCAAATTTGACTATGATTGGGGACTACAGATGCGTTTCTGGATTAGGTGTGATTATAGAGGATTCCAGGACCGGACTGAAGGGAAAATTTTGGATAGAAAATGACAGCCATGAATGGAACGGTGGAGTTTATACGACAACTTTGGAACTTGCGTTCAAAAACGTGATGGATATTCAGGAGGAAGACGAGGAACAGATTGCGAATTCTGCAGGCGGCAGCAGTACAACGACCAGCAATGCACTGGATGATGTACTGAATCAGGCACGAGCATGGATCGGAATATCAGGAAGCACGAATGAAGCCACACAATACTACGGGTACAATGGAGTTGCATGGTGCTGCATCTTTCAATGGTCAATCTTCAATAAATCTGGACATGGAGACCTGTTTATAGGTGGAGGAAAGACTGCAAGCTGTTCTGAGGTGACACAATGGTACCAGGCAAGGGGAAAATTTGGAACAACGCCAAAAGTTGGCGCACTGGTAGTGTACGGACCGGGTGGAGGAAGCCATATAGGCTTGGTGGAAAGTGTTTCCGGATCGGGAATCAACGATTATGTGTCTATTGAGGGAAATACAAGCGGTGCAACAGGCGGGCTTGCAGCACGAAAGCAGTATGGAAATCGAAGAAGTGACGTATATGGATTTTGTTACATTGACTATCCTGTTACAACAATATCAGTTGGAAGCGGCGCGACTATATCTGGTACATCCAAACCGGTACCAGCGGGATTGCAACAATCCGGCATATGCCCATGGGATTATACAATATATCCATATTGGTATAGTCGATGGAATGGTGATTCTATGCAAAGAAGGGTTGCAGATATATGGAATGCGAAAGGACGAGCAAGCGATCATGGCATAGCGACTATAGATGGTTATTATCTTGTTGCTGTGGGATCATATTTTGGATCTTGTGGTGACCTTATAAGTTTTACTCTGGAAGGAGGAATAAAACTGAATTGCCTTGTTGCTGATGAAAAAAACGCAGGAGACAGTAGCGGTAGTGTTTATGGGCATTGGCAGGACTACCCGGCTTCTGGATGGTCGATTATAGAATGGGAGAGTATGGGCGGAAGCGATTACTCAAACTCGGGAGCACTGTTAAATGTAAGTCAGTGGCAGGGGAAAAAAGTAACTGCAGCTATTAATGGAGGAAGATATCAAGGTCTATAAATACATATGAACGGTTCGTAGAGCAAATGAGAAAAGCTGGAAAATTCTATAACCCTCCGGTACCTCAGCTTGGAGTTATGATGGAGTCGGGAAAGGTTAGAGTAGACACGATGACGTTAAAAAAAGAAGATTATCTAATAGATTGCAATTTGCGCTTGGACCCGAACAAAAAAATATTCCTGCATACTTCAAAACCTGAATCGGCAGAATATATGACAGACTCCGACCATAATGTCACTATGGAAGAATATAGAAAAAACATCTTAAAAGAAGGAGATATCGTTCTTCTCTTGAAACTGCATAAACATGAGAAATACATTTTGATTGCAAAGGTGGTGGAAGCAGAATGATGTTTCCGTTTGAAGAAACTGAAGAAGAAACTCAGGAAGAAAATTTATATATTCCCAGGGAATATGGAATTGATTTTGAGACAGGGCAACTTTCCGGAAAGATGGTCGAAGGATACGATGCGCTTCTTGTGTGGGCGTGGTTGGCGTTAAGAACACCACGCTATCGGTATTATATCTATTCAGAAGATTATGGACAGGAATATGAGAATCTTGTAGGAAAGAGTTATTCTGAAGAACTGACAGATTCCGAACTGGAGAGGATGACGGAAGAATGTCTGACAGAAAATCCGTATATAACCGGAATTGAGAATTTTTCATGCATAAAGCAGGAAGAAAAGATTACGCTGACGTTCAGACTTATAACAGAACTCGGAGACGGGGAGGTGAACACAGATGTTTGAAGAAATGACTTATGAAACAATAATGCGCTCAATGATGGAAGATATGCCAGATGATATCGACACATCGGAAGGCAGCCTGATATTTAATGCATGTGCAAAACAGGCAGTAAGACTTGAGGAAGCTTATTTGATACTTTCAGGAATTGAGAAAAACATGTACGCGGACACTGCGGATCTGGAACACCTTATCAGGAATGGAAATGACAGGGGGTGCTACATCAATCAAGCGACATATTCGGAAATTACCGCTCAATTTAATTGTGAGGTGCCATTAGGATCGAGATGGAATCTTGATGAATATAACTACACTGTTTTTAATGTGATAAATGATGCGGAACATATATACAGGCTTGGATGTGACGAACCAGGAGCAGAACCGAACCATATTACAGGAGAACTTGACCCTATTGAATATGTAGAAAATTTTGAGTGGGGTAGAAGTATCAAGTGTATTCTGGAAGGCACTGATCAGGAAGAAACAGAAAGCTATCGTGCAAGACTGTTAGCAACTTATAATTACCGAGGGTTCGCCGGAAACCGAGAATATTACAAGAGCCGTGTTAAAGAGCTGAGAGGTGTCTATGGATGCAAGCTGGAACGGGTGAAAACGCCATCTGACAGAATTGCGATAACTATTATTGGACAGGACTATAGAACGCCACCACAAGATGTTATTACTGCAACACAGACGGCAGTAGATCCGGTCGTAAACAGTGGAGAAGGAGAAGGATTTGCGCCAATCGGACACAGGGTGTTCATTACTGGAGTAAAAGAAACAACCGTAAATATCACAACGACTATAACATGCGAATCCGGATACACTACAGAAGCTTTAACGAGCTATATTAATCAGGCTGTCGATGAATATCTGCTTAGTCTTCGAAAAGGATGGGAAGAAAACGACACGATTATTGTACGTATTTTGCAGATAGAAGCTGCGATTGTAAAAATTAAAGGAATAATAGATGTCACAGGAACACTGATCAATGGGACAGATGACAATCTACAGATAACAGATAAATCAGTCCCGGTAAAAGGGGAGATTACATGCACATAAAAGTGGAATATCCGGAAGCTGTAATAAATATCCGGGAAATAAAAGCGTGCATCGACGCAGGAGACACTATTGGTGAAATTCTTGAAAGACATTTGGAAGAAATAGATCAGGATATCACAATTAAGACATCTGCAGAGTCAGGTATAAAGCACAGAGAAAAGATCCTTGGAATCCAGCCTCTTGATACGGCGAGCCTGGAAGACCGGAGACTGGAAGTTCTTTTGAGGTGGTGGTCCAGCCCTGTATACACAGAAACAACGCTGCGCCAGAAACTGGACGCAGTACTCGGAAGAGAAAACTATATACTGGACATTGAACTGGATAAAAAACAGGTATCATGCCAGGTTGAGGTGACGAGAAAGTATATGATTAAGGGAGTAGAAGATCTGTTTGAACAGATGGTTCCGCTCGATTATTTGCTAGAAATAATTCTTAGATACAATCAATACAAAAAATACAAACCTTATACATATAAGCAGCTAAAAGAAAAGACATATTACCAGCTGCGGAATGAGGAGGTAACATTTGCAGAAAACAACTAATTATGGATTTCCAAAACCGGAGGATGATGATTTCTTTAACGTGAAAGATTTCGCAGACATGATGGACAAGGTCGATGAAACTCTTGCAAAAGTAGAAAATGCTGGAGGAATTTATGTCGGAGGGACAAATCTTTCGACGGAAGCTACGATTAACGATGAAGAAGCAGAATACTCTGTTCTGAGCAAAAATGCAAGCTCTATATCAGAAATAACGTTGTTCTCAAAAAGTCTTGCACTGAAAATAGGAACATATTCAGTTATGATTCGCATGAAGGTTTCGGATATATCGAAAACGGATTCTGTTATATCTGTAAAAATCAGAAAAGGATCATCTGCCGGAGAAATCGTTAAAGAAATCCGCATTTCACCAAGCATGCTTGACGTAAACAATAAATATAAGATTTTGGGAACTATCGTAGACTTTGGGGAAGTGAAAAAAGGTACGAAAATGCACATCGAAGCGTCGATTTTAAAAACAACAATAATGGAAACAGTAACAATTGACTATATGCTCGTGAACCCGGCTTACACGTCAGTGTCAGCAGTATAGGAGAAAAAAAGGATTATAACAGCTGAATCTTTGAAACGAATCAAAGAAAAAGTAAGAAAAACAATGATGAGCAGAACAGCAGAACAAATGGGAGGATCACTGAAGAAATATGCATCACAGGAATATGATTTTAGTATCATGCCGCAGAATGGAAAACAGATCTCAGATGAGCATATTCAAAAAATCGTTGATCCGCTTTTAGAAATCAACGATTTCCTGCAAGATAACAGCCTGAAAAAAGAAAGAACTGCGCTTGAAATGACCTTGGAAAAAGCAGAAAACTTCGCGGACAAAATGCTAAACATACAGAAAGATGCAAAGGTATCGGGGTGCAGAGGGAATTGCACAGGTCTATGCGAACTGGCCTGTGCATCTACCTGCATGGGGTGCACTTCGTGCTCTGGAAACTGCAGCACCACATGCGGAAAGCAGTGCTCAGATGGCTGTTCGGGTGGCTGTGGCGGCTGCACAGGCGGCTGTTCGAGCGGCTGCACACATACATGCGGTGCAGGATGCACTACATCAATAAAAGCTTAAAAGGAGGAAAACGAAAGGGCTTGTACATCTAGTTGCGGAACTCAGTGCGCGACAAGTTGCCAGAACACAACGAAAGGAAATTGCGGAAGCTCATGCGGAACCGCATGCTCGACTAGTTGCAAAACTGGATGCAGTGGAAATTGCGACAGGCAATGCAATAGAGCATGCGAGGATGAATGTACGGGTTGCCAGGCGACATGCGCAGATGATTGCGAAGCTGGCTGCAAAACGGATTGTTTCCAGACCTGCACGACAAATTGCGCACAGACTTGCGCGGACTGCACAAACGGATGCGGAGGCAACTGTTCTGCGACATGCGCAGATGACTGTTCGGGCAGCTGCAAAAATAGTTGCACTGGATGTGGTTATAGTTGTTCATACGATTGCTCAGGATGCTCCGGAACATGTTCGGGGTACTGTACTGGATGCGACAACAGATGCACAGCATCATGTTCGACATCATGCACCGGATGCTCTGGTTGCAGTTCGTGCGGAAGTTCATGCGGATCCGAATGCACATCTTCATGCATGGGAGGATGCGCAGAATCGTGCTCAAATAGCTGTTCTACGATTTGCGGAGGATGCAGTACTTCATGCTCGTCAAATTGTTCTACTAATTGCGGAAATACATGCAAAGATACATGCTATGGGCAAGTTTCATCTACAGTAAAATGACCGACTTGGTCATTTTTGAAAAACAGGAGGAAGAAAAATGAAGTTAGTTTTAAAAAATAAACAGGAAATAGAAATAGCAGGAATGAACAATTCATTCTCGTTTGAAAAATTTAAAGATGGAAAAGGAAATGAATTAAATTACAACAGCCTTATCACCATGTATGTGGGAGAAAATGAAACTTTTGAATCAGTCAAGAAAAAATTATCAGACGGAAACGACTCGGAATTCACATTAAGCGTTGGAAAAACAAAAAGGGACTTCCCGGGATGGAAAGTAGACGTAATCACAGAGGATCTGTCAGACAGAGGAAGCGTGATCACAATAAAACTTGGAACAATCTAAGGAAGGGGAAAACTATGAGAAAGATAATTGTAGAAATCGAAAGAGAAAAAGCAGAATACATTGAAAGATTGAACTTTGAGCTGGGATTTGCAAAAGATGTTATCCAGAGAATTATTGAATCACATCCGAATGATCCGGATATTATTAATTCTGATGCATTCAAAGCATATCAAAAAAAAGGAGCAGAACTGGAAGCGGAGTACAAACTGGCAGTTCAGGAAATTGAAAAGTTGTATATACCGGAAACAATAAAGAAGCACAAATATAATTGGATGCTTCCAAACAATTCGACGAAACTTGAGATCAACATAATGTGCAATTGTGAAATTGAAGGTGTTGAAAATGAAAAGAACTGAGCAGTATACGGAGCAATTAAGCAGATTATATCCGGAACTTCATCAGGCGAATGAAAAAGAAAAAATCTTAACGCAAACAGTCACATTTCAGGTGACTGATGACTGCAATCTGGCGTGCACATACTGCTATCAGATTAAAAAAGGAAAACGCAAAATGAGCCTTGAAACAGCAAAAAAAATGTTAGACATGCTGTTAACTGGAGAAAAAGGAATGAAAGAATATATCAATCCTCAAAAATCCCCAGGACTGATTATTGACTTCATTGGCGGTGAACCATTGCTAGAAGCAAAATTAATAGATCAGATATGCTCATATGCAATTGACAGAATGATAGAACTTAATCATCCGTGGCTTGATAAAACGATGTTCTCTATATGCTCAAACGGAACGCTATATCATGATCCGGAAGTCGGAAGAGTGCTAAACAAATGGAAAAACAGATTGTCTTTCTCAGTTACAGTTGATGGAAACAAAGAATTACACGATTCTTGCCGCATATTCCCGGATGGAAGTCCATCATATGACTTGGCAGTATCTGCTGCAAAAGATTGGATGAATAAAGGAAATTACATGGGTTCAAAGATCACTATCGCGCCGGCCAATGTCATGCATACATACGATGCGATTGTCCATATGTTTGAACTGGGATATTGCGAAATAAATGCGAACTGCGTATATGAGGATGGATGGAAACCAATTCACGCCACCGTACTATATAACGAAATGAAGCGTCTCGCGGATTACATTCTGGAAAATAATATGGATTTCGAAAATGATTATTATTGTTCGCTGTTTGAAGAGGAGTTCTTCCATCCGAAGCTCTCGTCGGATCTGGAGAACTGGTGCGGCGGAAATGGAGTGATGTTGGCCGTAGATCCGGCAGGCATTATATATCCGTGTTTGCGCTACATGGAAAGCTCTCTGGGAAATCAACAGGAACCTTATTCAATCGGAGACGTAGATCATGGAATCTGCCAGACGGAATGCGACAGATGCCGCGTAGAGCGTTTGAAAAAAATTGACAGGAGAACACAGAGCACAGACGAGTGTTTTAACTGCCCTATTGCAGAGGGCTGTAGCTGGTGCACTGCATACAATTACCAGATTTTCGGCACACCGGACGCCAGGGCAACATATATTTGCATTATGCATAAAGCAAGAGCGCTGGCAAATGCTTATTTCTGGAATAGATATTACAAAAAAAATAAAATCAATAAAAGAATGAAACTATACATCCCGAAAGAATGGGCATTGAATATTATCACGGAAAAAGAATGGAATTTGCTAAAGAGGGAGGCAGAAGAGGGATAACATCATAACAGCAACATTTAACGATTACACATATGCGAGAACAACATCCCTCTGGCAGTATGACTATGGCCAGATGCTGCAGATAGAAGGAATTACTCTTCCTGCAACATTTGAAGTCCATTTTTCTGATCAGGACCAGGAAGGAGAATCTCTGATTCAGATCGGAGCCGTAAAAGGCAAAACTGCACAGGTACAGATTCCTGACAGCTTCCTCCGGAAGGCCGCAGGAGGCAATTACAGTATCTATGCATTCATCTATCTTACAGATGCTGAATCTGGAGAAACAAAATACAAGATCACAATCCCGGTCCGGGCAAGACCAAAGCCAAACACAGATCTTGTAGATACACTGGAGGAAAAGAAATTATTCCGAGAGGCGATCGAAGAAGTAAACAATGCTGCTGATCGGGCAGAGAAAGCCAGCCAGGAAGCAAAAGATTCTGTAGAAGAGGTTTCCGAGAAAAGCGAACAGGCAAAGAAAGAGATAGACGATTATGTGAAAGAAAAACATGAAAGTTTGAAAGGCGATACGGGAAATGTTTTCTTTGTAGCTTTTAAAGTTGTCAAGGGCCGTTTAAAAATGTATTCAGATCCAACTATTGACAAAGTAAATTTTAAACGAATCGGATCACGTTTGAAATACCGGCTGAAAGTTTGAGGAGGTACCGGATGTCAAATACAGTAAATAATTATACAGAAACAGATTTAGGAAATATCTCCTTAAACCCACGAGGAGAATATGATAACTCAGCTGCGTATGAATATCTTGATACAGTTTCATATCAGGGCGGCTCATATTTCTGCCTGGCAGAGCTGGAGACAACGATCACTGGAATTGCTCCTGATGCGGGACATAATTCAGAACATTGGCAGATGATAGCTGCACCCGGAGATATGACACCGGAATACACTGCTGCATATAACGATGTGATCAATAAAGCCGTACAGGTAGAAACATCCAGAGCAGCAGTAGAGCTGGCACAGCAGGAAATAGAAGCAGTCCAGACAGATGTACAACAGTTACATTCCGATACAGTCCAGGCGGTTCAGGAAGCGGAAAATAGTAAAAATAGTGCTGCGAATTCTGCTCAGAGCGCAGAACAGTCCAGAAAGACAGTATCTGAATCTGAGCAGAATATCAATGGACAGATTGCTGGCTTTGACAGTAGAGTGTCCGAAGCGGTTGAACAGTCGAAAGAAGAGATTAATACTACAAAACAACAGGCAATAGATACAATCACCAATCAGCAAAATACATCGGTCAATACCGTAAAGACTGAGGGAGAAAAGATCATAACCAGAGTGGGGAATGATGCTAAAACCGTTGCGGATGATAGAGCGACTGTAGAAGAAGCCACCCAAACGGTTTTGAATAATGCTCAGGAAGTAGCACAAAACACTCAGACTGTTGCCAGTAATACGGAAAAAGCTGCAGCATCAGCTGAAGGTGCAAAGACTTCTGCTGGCAATGCGGCCCAATCTGCAAAAAGTGTAGTGGATGCATCAAAGCAGATCGAACAGAATAAAAAGGATGTTGCTTCACTGAAGGAAGATTTATCCAACAAAATTACAAAGTTCTATGCATCGAACCAGGGTGAAACTCATATTACTGATTCTGATAATGGAAAGATTCAAGATATGATGTTGTATGGAAAGAGCGAGCAGAACCAATACAAAGGGATAAATTTACTTCCTACTAGCATTAGTTATAACGAAATAATAGAAGTTTCGATTCCAAAAGGAACACACATTTTTTGGGCTACAGACGGTACACCTGCTCTTGGCGGTAATTTCAGGTTCCGTAATGAAGATAGTACTCAAGAGACATGGTTCGGAGTTGATGCTGGCAAGACTGCAATGACAAGCACGATAAATATTGATGCTAAATATATAGATTTCCTTATTCCCAAAGACAAATCAGTTAAAATATGTTTAGGCATTGGAGATGATCCAGTATATGAACCCTACACAGGCGGTCAGTCATCACCCTCTCCTGACTATCCGCAGGAGATTAAGAGCGTGGTGAAACCTACAGTTAAAGTAACAAATGAAGATGGATTAAAGGTTCAATCTGTTACGCTTAACAATATCACCCTTAACGCAATTCCAGTTTCAAGTGGTGGTAACGTCACAATCGACGGAAAGCAGTATATTGCGGATTACGTGGATGTGGAGAGGGGAAAGTATGTTCAGATGATACAGACAGACAAAGTTCAAAGCAACATAACGTGGAACATCCAGAAGCAACAAAAAGGGTATTCGCTTGGGTATACAGGTTTATACAAAAATGGTATATCAACAGATAAACCCGGAATGGGGAAGACATGGAAAAGCAATGTAGGAGATTCGTCGGATACATGGAGTAATGCTTTTTCGTTTGGACGAAGTACAGTATTCTGGATTGTCCCGTATGAGAATGACGGAAACATTACATCGAATGATATTAATGCATGGCTTGTGGAGCATCCAATGGATATAATGTATCCGCTTGCAGAACCTATCGAAACCGACCTCACAACAGAACAAACACAGGCATTTAAAGCACTTGTAACATATTATCCAATCACAAACATCAGCGTCAATTCAGAACAGTTGGACGGATATACAGTATTTAACTACCCAATAAGCATGGCAAATGGATGGAACTATGTAAAACAGCAGTTAAATGACAACCGAGATTACATCTACGATATGGATTTACAATCCGCAGAAGCCTATGTAAACAGTGAATATGCGGTAGCACTTACAGAATTGGAGGTATGATTATGTTATATAGAACATTATTAAAACTTAAAAAAAGAAACGGACTGACAGACGATTTAAAGAATAAGATTGATATTTTCTTTGCGACTGGCAGGATTACTGAGGAACAGTACAATGAGTTGATGGATGTTGGCAAGGAAGAAACTGATCCTGAGAGTAAACCCATTAACTAAAGAGGACCCCACAACGTATTAAAAAAAGAAGCGATTGAAAGAATCATTCGATTGATAGGGGAACGCGCCGAACTGGATAGACCATTGACACCACATCTATTTCGACACACTCTTGCTACACATCTTCTGCAGAGAGGTACGCCAATCACCGAAGTACAAAAGATTTTGGGGCATGTCAATATAAATACAACAACAATATACGCCAAAGTAGCGGATGAGGATGTGAAAGCATCACACATGAAATATGCGATTTAAAAAGCAGAGAGGGCAGAAATGTCCTCTTTTTGTTTAGGAGAAATTTATGAGAAGAATCAGAGCGGAGCCGAGAGGCTTCTTTTATTTTATCTAAAATTACGCCGGCGCAAACCGGAGAAAGAGTGAAATAGTGAAAGAAATACTCATGCAGACATATACTATTGTATTACCGGTTCTTTTAGGGTATATAGTCTGGATCTTGAAAAACCAGAAGAAAGACCGGGATGCAAATAGTAAGGGGACTATGCTCCTGCTCCGCGTGCAGATGATAGAGTATCATGCAAAGTACACAAAGTTCGGAAACATTCCATCGTATGCGTACCAGAACTTCTGTGAAATGTACGACGCCTATCATGCGCTGGGCGGGAATGGTATGGTGACCAAAATGAAGCAGGAAATTGATGAATTACATATCAAACAAAAAGGAGAATGACTATGGAACAGATCATTAACTATGTAAAACCGGAACTCATCGTAGTAGCAATTGCCTTATATTTTGTAGGCATGGCACTCAAACAGGCACAGGCAGTAAAGGATAAGTACATCCCGCTTATCCTTG